CCCTCAGGTCGTCTAGGGTAACTGCTTCGGCACTTTGTTCAGTTTTGGCTTCAGGTTCAGTTTTGGCTTCAGGTTCAGTTTTGGCTTCAGGTTCAGAGGTAGCCTTAGCCTTGTTCTCAGGTTCAGCCTTAGCCTTGTTCTCAGGTTCAGTCTTAGATTTAGTCCTTTTTTCTTCAGTTGGCTGAGCAATAACAGGCGTATTGGTGGTTACACCTTCAAACAGGTCGGCCAATTCACGTAATTTTGTTGCAATTAGATTTGTGTTCATTTTTGATTCCTTTATGATATGGTCAATAACATCCATTTTTGTTAGTACTTTATGTAGTATTAATTCATCAATGGATCCTGCAATCACAAGCAAGTCAATGGTTACATTACTTGCTTGTGAAATTCTGTGAACCCTGTCCGCCGCTTGTTGCAACTCGGCGGGTGACCAGGGTGATTCTACGAAAACAACATGATTGGCAGCAGTCAAGGTTATTCCTACACCTGCAGCTTTAATATTTCCAATAAACACCCGGCACTCGGGGTTATTTTGAAAAGATTCAACGGCTTTTTGCCTATCCTCATTTTTGACTGATCCTGTAATATGAACAGGTTTGTAATCAGTCAAAGCGGCCATAAGTTGTTCAATAATGTGGGTGTGGTGGGCAAATACAACGACCTTATTGGTTTGTTCAAGGCAGTCTTTTATATAGGTCACAGACTGGTCCAATTTGCGATCCGCATTCAATTTACGAATGTCAGATATTGCCTCAAACGGAATAGAATCAGGTTTGTCAATATGGGACAAATCAAATTTAGATTCGCGTGAATCCACAGGTAAGTCTAATGAAATGACTCGGTAAGTTTTTGGTGGTAAATCAATGCACTGCTCTTTAGTCATACGCAACATTACGGGTTCAAGCAATTTAACAAGCTGCTCTTGTCTGCTTGATCCGCTAAAGTCGTAAACGTTCCAAGGTGTTAACCAACCACCACAATACTCCATACCAAATTGAAAATAATTAAGTTTGGTAGCACCAATTGAATGCACTAATGTCCAACACTCAATAGGCCTATTAACCACAGGTGTTCCGGTTAATAGTCTAACTCTTGGTGTGAACTTAATGAGGTTGCAGACTAGTTTGGTGCGTTTGGCTTTATTGTTTTTACAGTAATGGGCCTCGTCAACAATTAATGTTTTGTAGTTGGGTAAATGGTATTTTGAAACAACATCATAATTAATGATGGTTACGTCTGAACCATTAAAACGGTCTTTTGATCCACGAATGACTTGTGTAGACAACTCAGGCCGCCAAGTCTTCAACTCATTTTGCCAATTCAACTTAAGGCTCGCCGGGCAAACAACTAACGCCGGAGTGACTAGATCTAAGCTAGATATACACGTTTTACCCAAACCCATATCTAAAGCTAACAATGCTTTAGGTCTAGACTTAAGCCAATCTAACGCTTGTTTTTGATGGGTGTAAAGTTTCATTTTACTTTTGCCCATATAAGCAATTTGGTAAAAAGCTTAAGGGCAATTAAACCTGCGCCTATAAACGGGGACAGCAACAACATAGGCAGCAATATAATCCAAATTCGCATTTAATCCTCCGTATCAATGGAGGTATTGTACAACGCTTTGAATGCTTTGTACAACGCTTTGCGTAGTTTATTACCATGATAAATCAGGTCTGATTTGGGATGCAGTAAGGCCATGCCCGGGCATACTTGCAACCTTTAACACACTATCTCTACCTACTTGCCCTCGAGTAAACCAATAACCAATACAGTTGCGGCTAACCTCAAATTGTCGGCCCATTTCAGCTTTTGTCCCATAGTAGGCTAGGATTTTATCAAGCGCGGCTTTGCACTCAGTTTTCATCAGATTTGACTGTGTCATGATTTTAAAAAAAAGTTTAGAAGGTACAATTGTACATCTATTTTTTGATTTATAATACCTTTATCATCGGATAGGCCAGCGCGGCCGAAAAGACAGTTCCTAGTCTGTTTTCCGATGGTCCTTTATACTAGGCTGTTTTCTAGGAACAATATCATGCTAAACCAAGCAAGGCTATGCTGTCCCAATTGCGGGGACACATGGTTGCATCAGCGACAAGTTGACTCTTACATAAGTATAAGCAACGATACCCCATCGGACGTTGGCATTCACGTGATTGTGGCCAAGCAAGTTAAAGTTGACACCGATATTTCTAAAAACCCAAGTAAAAGAAGAGACGGAATCAGGATTGCTTTTGAATGTGAAGCATGTGGTCCTGTACAACCCCTAGTTATTTATCAACACAAAGGCGAAACTTTCGTCGAATGGGAAAGCAAATGATCAACTTTAAACCGACCCCTTTACCCGTCTTACCTGAAAAGATTCCACATGAATTAAAAGAGTTGCATCGTTGGGTTGTTTGGAAACTTGATGTATTAATCAAGAAAAATGGTGATACTGTATGGAAAAAAGTGCCATACAGGACCAATGGGCGTTTGGCCCAGGTGATCAATTCAAAACATTGGTCTACTTATTCTGAAGCAATGGATGCCTATTTAACCGGTGCTTTTGACGGAATAGGCATTGTGTTTGATGGTTCAGACGATATTCACGGGATTGATTTAGACGACTGTATTGTTGATGGGAAATTAAATGAGACAGCTACCGAACTACTAGATCGTGTAGATGGATATGCTGAAACTAGTCCGTCAGGGACAGGTATTAAACTGTTCATTAAATCAAACTTAGCAATAAATGGTAGAAACAATAACGTTGAGGTATATAGGGACGGGCGATATTTTACCGTTACCGGTCATCAATTAAATGGTCATGAATGCGTAGGTGAATCTAGGCAGGATGTGTCTTGGTTTGTTGAGCGACATTTTAGAAGCAATGAGGCAATGAGCCTTGATGCCTACAAACCAAAGCTTTCTGATTGGGATGTGAACCGGGTGGAGTCGGAATTGCTGTCCTATGTAGGAGATATTGAGAACTATAGCTCATGGTTGCAATTAGGCATGGCGCTTCATCATCAGGGGGGCGGGTCGGAGGAATGGATGGCTTTATGGGATCAAGCCAGCAAGGCAACTCAGTCTTATGACCACAAAGAGATTGTATCTAAATGGGATTCATTTAATGACCAGCATTACACTGGTTCGGGCTCAGTCACATTAGCCTCTATCATTAAGGTCGCTCAAGAAAATAAGAAAGTTGAACAAGTAAAGATTTTTGACAAATACAGGTCAATGATTAGCGATGAGGCGGCGTTAGATCAACTTAGGACTAGGGTTATTGATGAAATCAAAGCAGATACTGCTTTGGACCATGTGACGCGTAATGTGCTGGCCGGTGAATTAAAGATTAAGTTTAAAGCATTAGGTTTCCCAATATCTATTAGTGATATTAAGGCAATGATTAAGCCTAAAGTCCACGGGGGTGTGCCTGAATGGCTTTCCGATTGGGTTTATGTAACAAGCATTGATAAATTTTTTAATGTCACTACAAAAAGAGTTGTAAGCCTGCAAGGCTTTGGGGCGATGTTCAATAGGTTTTGTGGCGATGAGCCTGCTACGTGCCTTGCCCTAGACTTTTTCAAGATACCTACACCTGACAAAATCATTTATTTACCTGCAGCCGAAGACATGTTTTATTTAAATGACTGCCCTTGTGTTAATGAATATAACCGCAATAGTGCTCCGGATATTCCAGTGGAGTATAGTAAAGGGGACCTTAAGGCAATTGAGGCAATTGAGAAACATATTGCAATGATTCTTGTTGAGCCTAACGCTGTAGAAATAATGATTAGTTGGATGGCCCACAATGTCCAATATCCGGGTGTGAAAATTAGATGGGCACCTTTGATTAAAGGTATTGAGGGAGACGGTAAGTCGGTGCTCGGTAACCTAATGATGGCTGCAATGGGTATGGTAAACGTTGGAATTGTGTCCCCTTCAGTATTAGGTACAGGCTTTACTAAATGGGCATCAGGCAGGTGTGTGAACGTACTGGAAGAGATCAGGATGGTCGGTCATAATAGGCATGATGTATTGAACACCATTAAACCCTATATAACGAATGATCAAGTGACCATCCATCCAAAAGGCTGTGATGAGTATGTTGCACCAAATACAGTTAACTATCTCGCATTCACTAATCATCCTGATGCCCTACCTCTAGAGGACACGGATAGAAGGTGGTGGATTCAATTCACACCATTTTTTGATCAAGAAGAATTAATAAAGGTTGCGGACACAACCTACTTTAGCAGGTTATTTGATGCAATAAGGGATCATGCACCTGCAATTAGGAAGTGGCTATTAGAGTGGAAGATGAGCCCATTATTTAATGCAAAAGGCCAGGCACCTTCATCATCAGCTAAAAATCAAATGATAAGTCTCAATGTTCCAGGTGAATTTAGGGCCATTAAAGAGCTGATTGAACGAGGCGGCCACGGGTTTAATAGTGAGATTTTATCAAGTCGACACTTTACTTTGGCCCTAAGTTTTGTTGAAGATATTGAGGTCCCAAAGAGTAGCGCACTACCAAAAATGCTCATGAAATTGGGATTTTCTGTCTTTGAAAACCCCGTGAAATGGGAAGGCCAGGCTTGTACGATCTGGTTAAAAGGTTCGAGGTTAGGGGAGCTGTCCCTCACGTTTAAAGGAAAGGAGAAGTCAGAAATAAACAGGATTATCCGATCGATGCTTGAAAAAACAGGAGTAAATGACTTATTGAGCTAAAACCTCTAACCTCTAACCTAACCTCTAACCTTTCTCTAACCTTATTAAGTCTTTGATTTATATATATAATATGCTTAAAAGGTTAGAGGTTATAGATAATAGTATAAAGTTACATACAGAAATAATATATATCAACATAAGACATTAGCTATATATATTTCCCGGGGCAGACTAAAGTTTAAAACCTCTAACCTCTAACCTCTAACCTTTTTATTGAAGACAAAATCATGATTAAAGTGGGCAATATCAATACGATTAAAGTGAGTAAACCTGGT